GGCTCGTAGAGACGGGAAAATTCCCATTTCTCTTCGAGTCTCTCCCCCGTCGCCACAGCTCCTGGACCATGTCTTGGAGTAATGTTCCGAGGATCGAAATCCTTGAGAACATTACCGACAATGTCACTTGCCTTCTCAATTAATGAGTCGGTATAGATGTCACTGCCGAGTTCGAGCTCCATTTCCGTAGACACGAAAGCATCCATAACAGATGCTTCGTCTTTACGAGAATAAGGAAGCTCGAGCTTATAAAGACAATACAGCACTTGCCGCAGATGGCTTATAACCTCTGCAGTAGTGTCTGCCAGGAGGACACCGTCCGCATCGAACACCAGGCTGAAATATCCCTGCATAAAAGCGGGAATATTCCTGTTCTTATGTGAGCGATTAAACTCACGTGGAACAGAGAGCCTGCCGCTAGTCAAACCTAGATCCAAAGCCTTTCCGAGTTTCGGAAGGGTCTTGGTTAGGAAGGACAAGCCTTCGTGCGTGGTGCGCTCACGTAAAGTGAGCACATCGCGCTCGATGTGTTTGAATCGAACGAGGCCGGGTGGATCGCTACGGACCAGCTGCACTACTAGGTCGAGATAAAACTCGACTTGGCTTTTCGAGGGTTCCAATTAGGAATACCTTTCCAAGCCCTTTCCACGTAGAGGCAACTAGTCTGTTCGGTGAATCTTACGATTCACCGCGCAGCAAACCATCGATGGTGGTTGTCGTGAGGGTCGTAAGACCCCCAGCCATCAGAAAGTCGATGAGGTTGGCAACAACATCATAGACAATCTGTGACGTGACAGCGGAGTCACGGGGAACCTGCAACGTGAAGTTGCAGACCAACGTGACCGGTTCCGGGGTGGAATCGACAGTCTTGGCAATTTGCACAAGATGTCGATCCACTGCGCTATTTCCCTTGCCGTTCGTACTGTGCTTGATGCTCAGATACGAAGGAGCGGCAAGTGAAGTAGCGGTGTCCAGACGAACAGTACCAGTTCCGTCTTGTTTGATCAAGACATAGCTGATATCGTCGCCTGACGCGTCATCCAGGGTTTGAGTTGCCGTAAACATGGAAAGGCTCCTTGAAGTGCAGACGGACGCTAACGCAACTCAATAGAGCATTGCTAGCAATAGCGACTGCTGCTTGGGTGTTGGGGTTGTCAAGAACAACTCCGATAGGAAGCTGTCCGAGACTGGAAGATTGGGTAACCTACCGTATCTCTGAACTTGCACGGTGCCGAGAGGTTGTTCCGTTCCGAAGAGCGGGGGCCTCACGTCACCAGTAAATTCGACACTAACGTCCCAGTCGGCTGTCTCAAAC